TTAATATCTTGCCAATTCACTGCAAATGCGTAGTATAGTAATGTAATATTACTTTTATATATGACTAGAGCAGTTGACCTTTTAAAAAACAGGTTTGGAGTTTCTCAACTTTATAAGCATGATGTTAAACAAGATGATGAGATTATTTTGACTATCTATTGGCATCCATTAACTATTGCTGAAAGAGAAGCAATACAGAAAAAAAGTAATTTTGATGATGTAAATGATTATGCTTTACAAATGATGATTGAAAAATCATTAGATAAAGATGGTGCAAGACTTTTTCAAGATGGAGATAAAGCCTCTTTAAGAAGAGAAGTTGAGGCATCAATTCTTGAAGAGATACAATTAGCAATGGTAAATGCTGGTGCTGATAAGGAGGTAAAACAGGCTAAAGCCGATTTAAAAAGCTAATAAAGATTGGCAATTTTTATTTTCTTTAGCAAAGACATTACATAAAACTGTAGCTGAATTATGTGATACTTTGACCATTGAAGAAATGATAGGTTGGGTTGCATATAATGAAATTGAAAATGACGAATATAAAAAACAACAAGAACAAGCACAGAAAGTTAATGCTTTACGAGGCAAAAGAAGGTAATATAGAGAAAATGTTTTAATTTTTTGTAGAAAGTGGCTAATTATAATATTGACATTGTTGCTCAAATTAAAGGAAATGAAAAACTAACTAGATTTAGTAATACTCTTAAAGGAACTAGCTTAGAAGTAAAACAATTAAATAAATTTTTAAAAGAATTTCAACAAGGCGGTAATGGTGTAGTAAAAAGTTTTGATACTTTAAATAATATTCTTGCAACTGCAAAAATAAATTTCAATGCTGTAGCTTCTGGAACTAAATTACAAGAAAAAGCTGCTAGAGAATTAGTATTAGCAGAAAAATTACTAAATAAAGAATATAAAGAGAGAGAAAAATTATTAAACAATTTAAGAACTTCATTCACTCCAATGCCTTTACCTGGTTCTGGTGTTGGTTCAGATCCCGTTGCAAAATCTATTGCTAGAAGAAGAAGAAAATTAATGAGAGGTGCAAATCAATATAGTGGTCCAATAGGTCCAGGTGAGGCTGTACCTGCAAACTTAAGATCTCCTTTGCCACCAAGCGAAAGTATTTTTAGAGGCCAAAGTGTCAATATAGAAAAAAGAATTGAACAAGCTTTAGAAACTAGAAAACAATCTGAAAAAGAGGTAGCGAAAATAAGAGAAAGATTAATTAAAAAAGAGGAAAAATTAAATGCAACACGCAAAAGAATATTAAAAGAAGAAATTAGAACACGAACAAGAATACTAAGACAAAATCAATTTGGAAATGTAAATCCTGGCATGGGAGGATTTAGGGCATTTAGTCAAAATCCTTTAACTCCAATCGATGATGCTAGTGCATACAGTTCTCCAATAGGACCGATGCCTAGAAGAAGATCAGCAATGGATCGATTAAGAGGACAGTTTGCTGAGGGTGGTATGTTTGCTGGTACAAGAAATCAAAGAATTAGAGGTGCAACCAGTAGTGCTCTTATTGGTGGTGGTTTCCCATTGTTATTTGGTCAAGGTGGATTAGGTGCTGCTGGTGGTGGTATTGGTGGTGCTTTAGGTGGTGCTTTAGGTGGAGGTTTTGGTTTTGGTTTATCTATCGCTGGTACTGCAATAGCTCAACAAATACAACAGACTCTTGATTTTAGAAAATCTATTAGAGAGCTAAATAAAGAAATGGAACAGATGGGTATTAGTTCAAATATTAGTGGATCACAGGTAAGACAACTAGGTAAGTCTTTGGGTATTACTAAAGAAGAAGCGGTTAAAGCTTTACAAGAGTTTAAACGATTTGGAAATGATGCAGTATTGATTGCTAAGAAGTTTGGTGGAGATTTTGGTAAATTTGATGCTCTTGCACAAGCAAATACAGTTGAATCTGCGTTATCAGCTATAAGAAAAATTAATAAAGATTTGACATTAGAAGATGAACTTAGGTTTATATTGTCAGTTCAAAGAAAAGGTGTTGAAGCAACTATAAATGACATACTTACAGAAACTTTGGAAAAACAAAAAGAATTAGATACAGCAGGTTTTGGACAGGGAGTAGGCGGAAGAAAAAGACCAGCAGTATTAAAAAGAGAAAGAGAACAATTAAATCAAATAAATACAGAAAATACTCAACTTATAGAAAAATTAACAACTATTAGAGATTTAAATAATGAAATAAGAATTGCAAGTGAAGAAAATTCTTTTTCAATAGTCAAGGGTTTACAAGATGTAAATGCTGAAATAAGAAAGTTAAATAGTGCACAGTTTCAAGTAGTTGAACTATCTAAAACACTTGGTTCTGCATTTTCAGAATCTTTCAAGGGAATAATAAAAGGAACAATGAGTGTTCAAGATGCGTTTAGAAGTATGTTTATGCGTATAGCAGATCATTTCTTAGATATGGCTGCACAGATGGCTGCTGCACAAATATCAAGAGGATTTATGGGATTGTTTGCTAATGCTTTTGGTGGTGCGGCTTCAAATGCTGCTCCTTTTATAACTGATAATGTTTTTAATACAGGATTTGATACAAGTTTAATAGGTGCAGGTGCTAAAAACTTTGCTAATGGAGGTAGACCTCCTGTTGGTAGACCTTCAATCGTAGGAGAAAGAGGGCCAGAACTTTTTGTTCCTGATAGAGCAGGTACTATAATTCCAAATCATGCTATGGGTTCAACAAATGTAATAGTAAATGTAGATGCTGCTAATACTACTGCCCAAGGTGATAATGGACAAGCTGAAATGCTTGGTAAGATGTTAGCAGGAGCAGTTCAAGATGAACTTCTTAAACAACAAAGACCTGGAGGCTTACTTTATAGATAATGGCTACTTTTGACGATACAACTGTAGGAACTTCAACTGGTGGCACTATTCCTAAATATGGTGCAAGAAAACAGAGTAATCCACAAACCACTATTATTCAACTAGGGGATGGCTATGAACACAGAGCCAGAATAGGATTGAATATAGATCCAAAAGTATGGAACTTGCAATGGGATGTAAGTGAATCAGATGCAGATGCTATTGAAACATTTTTAGAAGCAAGAGCAGTTGATGGTGCTTTTTTTAACTGGAGTCCACCAGCAGGAACAGTAGGTAAATGGGTTTGTCCTACGTTTACAAAATCAATACCTTATTTAAACAGAGCAACTATATCTGCAACTTTTAGAGAGGTGTTTGACGTAGGATGACAACACCAACAAACACAGTTACAGAATTACAAAAACCTAATCCATCAGAGATTATTGAGTTATTTGAAGTACATTTAGATCAAAGATTACATTATGCAGATTGGGAGGCAAATAAAGCTTACACAGCTGGTGATACTGTAAGTTCAACCAGTTTAGTTTTAGATAATAGCTTTCCACCACAGGGCATGGTATTTGAATGTACATCAGGTGGAACAAGTGGCGGTTCTTTACCTGGTGGATTTGCTTCTGCTTCTGAAGGTGGCACGATAACTGATAACGGTGTTACTTGGACTGCAAAAAGACCAATAAAAAGATTTCATGCTGGCACTAATTTAAAAACAACAACTACTTTACATGAAGCTTCTATACATTTTGGAGGAAAAGTATATGAGCCTTTTCCTGTTCAGACAGAAGGTTTTGACATGACATCAAAAGGTACATTACCAAGACCACGTTTAACTATTAGTAATTTAAGTCCAAGTCTTTCAAATACATTTACTGTTGCAAATGGCGGTTCTGCATTACCAGCAGGTACTATATCTGCAATGATGCTTGAGGTAAATAAAATTACAGTAGGAAATGATCTTATAGGCAGCACTTTGGTTCGTATAAGAACTCTTAGAAAATTTCTTGATTCTGATAATTTTAATTCAGTAAACGCAACAGCAGATTCTACTCAGAAGTTTCCTGATGAAATTTATATGATTGCTAGAAAAGTAGTAGAAAATCAAGAAATAGTACAATTTGAATGTGCTTCTATGTTTGACATGGCAGGGATTCGTGCTCCAAAACGTCAGATATTACCAAGTGAGTTTCCTGCGATTGGTGAGTTCTTTCAATGATATGGCAAGATAAAGCATTAGAACACGCAAAACAGGAATCACCAAATGAAGCTTGTGGTCTTGTTTATATGTTTAAAGGAAGAGAAAAATACGCACCAGCTAAAAATATTGCAGTTGATAAATTAAATCAATTTACTATTGATCCAAAATCATGGGCTGAAACAGAAGATAAAGGAGATATTGTTGCAGTATTTCATAGTCATGTTAATTGTGATGCGACACCATCTGATGCTGATAAATACTCTTCTGAAAAACAAGGTTTAAAATATTATATTGTTAATCCAAAAAGTAACGAATGGCAAAGTTATGAACCAGTGGGTTATAAAAAAAGTTTAATTGGCAGACCTTATGTGTTTGGAGTGTACGATTGTTGGAGTCTTGTAAGAGATTATTTTAAAGAACAGGGTATTACATTAAGAGATTGGGTAAGACCTGCTAATGAAGATGATTTTATAAAAAAACCAATGTTTGTAGATTGTTTTGAAGCAACTGGTTTTCGTGAGTTAAAATATAACGAAAGGCTACAGACAAATGACTGTTTATTGCTTAGTATTTATGGTAATGGCCTTAACCATATTGCTGTATTTATTGATGGACAGGTATTACATCACATACAGGGAAGATTGTCAGGCAAAGAACCTTATGGTGAATGGTTACAGAAGTGTACTGGTAAGAGGATAAGATATGTTGCGTAAAATAAAACTATATGGACATCTAAGAGAATATACAGGTCTTAAGGAAGTGAAGGCTCATGTTGATAGTGTGAGAGATGCTGTAAATTTTTTAACTTGTAATTGGCCTAAATTAGAGTCACAAATCGCACAAAATAATTATAATGTTCTACTTGATAAAGATGATGTAGGAGAAGACGAATTATTATATCCGATAGGAGATGCAAGCATAAGTTTTATACCAGTGGTAGAGGGAAGTGGTAAGTTTGGAAGAATTATAGCTGGTGCTGCTTTAATAGGAGGTGCTTTTTTGTTTTCTCCACTTAGTTTTGCTAATTTTGGAGCGACTTCTGTTGGTTTTGGTTCTGCTGCTGGAATCGCAAAAGGTTTTGTATATCTTGGAGGTGCTTTAGTTTTACAAGGTGTTTCAGACCTTTTAACACCAACACCCCAAATACCTGAAGGAGATCAAGACCCTAAATCTTCTGCATTTACTTCTCCTTTAAACGTTAGTATGCCTGGAATACCAGTTCCTTTGGTTTACGGAACAGCAATTTGTGGTTCAATAGTAGTGAGTGCAGATTTAGAAATCAATAAGGTTGAAGATTAATGGAAATGTTTAATGAAGAATTAATTTCTGGTACTGGTTCAAAAGGTAGTACACCAGTAAATCAAGAAGATAACTTAAACAGTAAAGCGACTGCAAAAATACTTGATGCTGTATCAGAGGGAGAAATAGCTGGTTTTGCCACTCCTTTTGAAGAAGAACATCTTTTTGGTAGTTCGGCATATGGAATAGCAGGACAAAAAGATATATTTTTCAATAAAACACCATTATTGCAACCAACAGCAAGCTTATCTCCTACGGCTGATGATTATAACTTCAACACAGAAAACTTATTTTTAGAAACGAAAAATGGTTCAGAAGATCAAGAAATAATTACAGGTTTTTCACAGGCAAGAACTGTAGTTAGTGCTTTTCCAAATGACGATTTAGATGATGCTGGTGAGAATAAAATTTTAAGTTTTACTGATACAGAAACAGCAAGAGTATCACAAGTGGTTGTCATTGTTGGTATTCCAGCTTTATTTGCTGCATTTAATAGTGGAGATGTGACAGGTTCAAATCTTCGTTATACAATATCAAAGTCAGTTTCTGATATAAACGGTGGAGCGTTTACAACACCTCCTGATAAAAACATATTAGTTACAGGAAGAACAAATGATTTATTTCAACAATTTCATACTATAAAAATTCCAAAGGCAACTAATACATCCGCAAGAACTATACAGATAAAGGTATTAAAATTTAATGCTCAAGATACCAATACTGATATTATTCAACAGGGAAATTCAATTCGATTTATGTCTATCATAAAAGTAATTGAAACAGATGAAGAAACAAGAAGATATAAAAATACAGCACTTGTAGGACTAGAAATAGATGCGGAAAATTTTAGTTCCGTTCCAAAACGTAGTTATTTATTAAAAGGTATACAAATAAGAATACCTGGTGCAGGTGCTAATGATAGTGGTACACCAGATGTTGACAGAAAAACAGGAAGAATAGAATATCCAACAAATTATGTTTTTGATGGAACCATGCAAGAGGCAAAGTTTTGTGCCTGTCCTGTTTTTGTGCTTTATGATATTTTAACTAACACTAGATATGGATTTGGAGATCAAATTTTAACACCATTAGAAAAAGTTGCTGGTGGGTTTTCTAGTGGTAATGCACAAAATATTGATTTATTTTCATTTGTAGAAGCATCAAAATATGCTAATACTCTCGTAAGCGATAGAAGAACAAATCCTACTAGCATTAGTGGAACGTATGTACAAACAGGAACTAGAGTTGTAATTAATTTTGGAACTGAATCCAAATTACAAGAAGGTGATTTAGTTAGTTGTGATTATACATCTGGTGCAGCTACAGATAGAGCAAATACAAGAGTTAGAAAGTCAAGAAATAACGGAATAAGTATAAGAGTTGCTGCGGTAAATGCTATATCAACAAGTGGTAATGTTACAGTTACAAAAGGCAATACTGAACCAAGATTCAGTTTTAATGGCGTAATTAATACACAGCAAGATGCTTTTAAATTACTAAATAAAGTTGCTTCAGTATTTAGAGGTGCTGTTTATTTTAGCGAAGGAAAAATAAAAATTACACAAGATAGACCATCCGATCCTGTCTACTTATTCAATAGAAGTAACGTTACACAAGCTGGATTTACATACGAAGGCTCAGATATAAAAACAAGATCAAATTGTGTAATAGTTAGATATTTTAATAATACAAGTCAACAAATTGATTATGTACAACATCCAGTAACAGCAACAGACGTACAAAATGATCCATTTGTTATTAAATATGGCGTTAATAAAAAACAAGTAGATGCTTTTGGCTGTACATCAAGTGGTCAGGCTTCACGTTTGGCACGGTTTATTTATTACTCAGAAAACTTTTTAACAGAAACCTGTACATTTACCACTACAAGCGATGCAGGTGTGGTTGTAAAACCTGGCATGGTAATTTCTATATCAGATCCAGTAAGAAGTGGTACAAGGCTTGCAGGTCGTATTACGGCAGCGTCTACAACTCAAATAACAGTAGACAGTATATCTGGTATTAGTTTTTCTTCTGATGACAAGCTTTCTGTTATTTTAGGCAATGGAAATATGGAAACAAAAGATGTAAGTGGTATATCGGGAAGTGTCATTACTGTCTCTTCTGCCTTTACATCAGCACCTAATGTAAACAGTGTTTGGCTTTATGAAAAAACAACTGCTGTGCCTTCAACATGGCGAATAGTCACTATAGAACAAGCAGAAAATTTACAATATACAATTACAGCAATTACTTATAACAGCACTTTATATAATGCGATTGAAGGTGGAACCGATGTAGAAGCCAGGGATATTACTGATTTAGATGAAAAAATAGCAGCACCTTCAGCATTGACTATTAGAGAATCATTATATAAACACGTTCCAAATAAAAATACCTTTGCTACTAATGATGGAAATATAAGAATCCAATTAAGAGTTGGTTGGGAAGGAGTTTCTGGTGCGGTTAAATATAAAGTTATTTACACAAAAGGTGCAGATACAGGGCATGAAGATAATCCTGTTGAGGTTATTGTAAGACGAACTGAATTTGAATTACGAAATGTAGATGCTGGAAATGAATACACTTTTAAAGTTCAAAGTATTAATGCTGGCGGTTTACTTTCTGCTAATTCTGTTACTGCAAGTCGAGTAGTTATTGGAAAATCTGAACCTCCAAGTGATGTTGCTAGTCTTTCAGCAACTATAGATCCTAATGATGGAGTTGGTCTTAACTGGGTTCCTGTTGTAGCTTTACAATCTAATGGTTTTAAAGATTTAGATTTAGCGGGATATGAAGTAAGAAAAGGAACAGTTTGGGATAATGGTACTCATCCCGAGACAGGTGCAGCTAGTTCTGGTATAAGGGTACAGGCAACAAATTTATTTTTACCAGTTGAATTTATAAAAGCCACTTCAACCTTTATGGTGAAAGCTTATGACACATCAGGTAATTTTTCTACAAATGCAACATCAACAGCAGTCACTATAAATAATCCATCTGTTATTCAAAATGCTGTTACAACAGCAGAGAATGGATTTATTAAAATAAGATGGGATGCACCAGCAACACATAGTTATAAAATAAAAAATTATAAAATAACTTTTAACGATGGTAGTGTTAAGACAATATTTGCAGATAGTACAGAGTTTCAAACACCTGGATCTTGGGTTGGTAGCAGTCGTGTATTCACAATCAGGGCAGTAGATGTAGCAGGTAATGAAGGTACAAGCAGTGATGTAACAGTTACGATACCTGATCCAGGGACACCAGATAATCTAACTCATAGTTTTACTACTGATTCTGTTGTTTTAAAATGGGAAGAAGCTGCTAGTGCGGGTGCATTACAACCTCCTGTCATTGGTTATAGGATTTATAGAAACAATGGAACAGATAGTATCGCACAGATAAAAGGTACAGAATTTACTTTATTAGTTAATGATACGAATTTTCCTAATTCGGGAGGTACAGCACAGGCAAGTTATCAAGTAGCTGCTGTGTATGCAGATCCAGCTTTCCCTACAGATGGAAGAGCTTCAACAAACCAAGCGACTAGAACTATATCTATATCTGTGGCATCAGCACCAAGTCCTTCATTTAGTTTTGAACTTGATTTTGCCATTGTTAAGTGGAACGAGGTCAATGGTTCATTACCTACGATAAGATATGGAATTTTTGAAGGTTCTAGTCTTATCGGTGAGGCAGATAGTAGAGAATTTAGATTAAAAGCAAACTTTACGACAAAAACTATACAGATTAAGGCTCTAAGTGCAGCTTACATTAATTCAGTAGGTGATACAGCAGCACAGGCATTATTTATTGGTACGGGTAGCAATTTTACAATTACAAGACAAAATTTATCCGCACCTACAAGTGGTTCTTTTGCTTTAGGTAGTGAAGGTGGTTTAGGATTTGTTACTTCATCTTGGACACCACCTACTGTTAATCCAGCAAATCATTTAGATTTAAAAGACTTTAAAATTATTAGAAGTAGCTCTTCAACTTTTGCTGGTATTACAACAGGTAATACTGAATTAACAGTTATTCAAGATACTGAATCATTTAAGGAGGAGGTTAGTTGGAAAGTTACAGGACAAAATGACAGCATTTCTAAGTATTACTATATAATTCCAAGAGATTTATTGAATAATGAAGGAACAGCCTTGCAAATACCAGTACAAATATTTAGACCAGGTGAAGTACCAACATCAGGCACTTGTGAAGTTATTGATAATAATGTTTTATTACGTTGGGGCAAACCTGCTGTTAATAGTACAAACCAATTAAAAATAGATCATTATGAGATAAGAAAACATACTGGCAGTGGTTTAGCAAGCCAAGTTTGGAGTACATCATCACCTATAGGAAAAGGTGCTGATGGTAAAACGATAACAAGTTCAAGATTTAGCGTAATATTTGAAACTGTTGCTGGCACATTTACTTATTTAATCAAAGCCTATGATACTGCTGGGAATGAAACAAAAGATGATCAAAATGGATCACCTGGATTTTTCAAATCACTTTCTGTATCACAGCCACCAGATTTTGTATTAAATGCTGATTATGACTCAGTTTTCAGTACATCTGGTACAGGTCTTACATCACCTCAAGAAATTGATTCTGTAGCATTTACTAATTGTCTTAAAATTTTTGATTCTGTTTTAAATAAAAATATTTTATATCTGCCTGTTTTAACAAATAGCAGTGGTGTAGGCACTCAAACTTGGGAGGAACATTTTATAGGTACAGGTTCTAGTTCTAGCCCACAATTTGCAAACATTTCCGCAATACAAAGTGCGGGTTTTTCTGCCTATTTGGAGCCAGCACCTACAGGAGACTCTGGTAAAGGTGAATATCAGGAGGTGTTTGATTTTGGAACAAATTTAGCATCTTCAAAAGTTTCAACCTTAGCTGAATTTGCTAATCAAGGCAGTGGTACTGTCAATCAATCACAAAGACTTGATTTGGCTTCTGGTGACTCTGGTGGAACATTTAGTGATGGAACAGAATCAAACTCAAACGCTGCACAAAGATTTGGCACAGCATTTCAAAGAGTTAGGTATAAAACAAAAGCAGTATCTGTTGCAGGTTCTTTAACAAGAATAACAAATTTAAATTTAACAATAGACGTAAAAATTAAAAACGATACTGGTATTGGAACGGCAAATGCCACTGATTCAATAGTTATTGGTGGTGTAACTAAACAAGGTACTACTGTTAATTTCAATGTAAATTTTGTTGATGTACAGGGAATTGCGGTTACACCAAACACAACATCTGCTGTTATTGCTGTTGTTGATTTTCAAGATATACCAAATCCTTCCTCATTTAGAGTTTTGCTATACAATACGAGTGGAGTTAGAGTTAGTGGTAACTTCACATGGCAATGCAGAGGAACTTAAATGGCTAATTTTGCGAATCCTACAGTAGGAAGTAGTTATACAAATTTTCCTGTTGAGATTAGGGCTAGTGTAGACGCAGCTTTACAGATGTTGTCATCTGGTAGTCATACAAATATTCCTACAGGTGCAATAAAGTGGGACGCTGGATTAAAAAGATTTGTAAAATATAATGGTAGTTCTTTTGAAAATTTAACTGATGAATTTTTACTTGATACAAATGTAAATATAAACAGGGCAGATTTTGGTAACAATGATCGTGCAAGATTTGGTGATTCACAGCAATTACAGATTTACACAAACGGTACACATTCTTACATACAAGAAAGTGGTAGTGGTGCTTTGCAGATTAGAGGTGCAAACATAATTCTTGATAATCAAGATGGTTCTGAAAGATATATTGACTGTAATTTAAATGGTAGTGTCGAACTATATAACGACAATACAAAGCGATTAGAAACAGATGGTAATGGCATCCAGGTAACAGACAGAGTTGGTATTGGAGGTGCAGCTAGTGAATCATTAGATGTCTTTGGTAACGTAGTGCAATTTGGTGCGTCAAATACAAACGATCAACAGTTGAGAGTTGGTCGCTCTGGTTCTGGTAATAGAAATGCTTATATTGATTTAATTGGTGATAATACATATCAAACTTATGGATTTCGTATTATTAGAAAAAATGGTGGTGCTGATACTACATCTGATTTGCGTCATAGAGGCACAGGTGCTTTTAGGTTAATAAGCAACGAAGCTGGTAGTTTTCAATTTTTAACAAGTAACAACATAAAAGCAGTTATTACATCAGCAGGTCACTTGGGTATTGGTATTACAAATCCATCACAAGAGCTTACAATTAGAAATTCTGACCCACGAATTAGGTTAGAAGATTCAGACCAAAGCGTTTCTGTAGAATTACAAAATAATAGCGGGAATGGCGTTTTAGTAACTAATGGAGCAACCAATCTAATTTTTAGAACTGATAATACTGAAGGTTTGCGTCTAACGAGTGACCAAAAATTTGGAATAGGTACAAATTCACCAGATGTTAGATTAGATGTCTCTCGTCTTGGAGCCGCATGGTCAGGTCAAGATCCTATTGCTGGTACAGCAGCGCATTTTCATAATGGTAATAATTCTTCTGCTTCACCTGCATATATAGGATTAGGTGGTGGTACTGGAAGTGTATCGGGTATAAATTTCGGTGATGCTGATGATGCGGATGTTGGCAAAATATACTACAGACATACGACTAATCATATTGAAATTCATACAAATACTGCGGAACGTGTCCGCGTCAATAGTAGTGGGCAATTTGGCGTAGGCACCACAAGTATTAATAGAAAATTTCATGTTGCTGGTACGTCAGGTCAGACAATATTTGAGCTACAAAGAACAAATGCAAATACAGGAGGTGCTTTAGGAACAATAAGTTTTACTGCGTCAGATGATCATTCTGTAGCAAGTATTTCAGCCATCGGAGATGGTGATAATGAAGGAGCAAACATAGTGTTTAGAACAACAAGTGCTGCTGCTGCTAATGATCCATATGATTCCGCAACACCAACAAGATTTACTATAACGAGTACAGGTAATTTGAAAGTTCCTGATAATGGAAGGTTAATATTCGGAACTGGAAATGGGACAGATGGAGATTTACAAATTTACCATGACCAGTCTAACAGCTATATTGATTGTCCAGCATCAGGCACAGGTCATCTAATAATAAAAGCAGATGATTTTTTAGTTCAAGGAAGCAATGCCGAAAGCATGATAAAAGGTATTGAAAATGCTGGTGTAGAGCTTTTTCATAATAATAGTTCAAAATTTTTTACATCTTCATTAGGTGCTGTTGTATCTGGAAGGTTAGGGGTAGGCACAGAAACATCTCCATCTCACACAGTAGATATAAAAAGTGCAGATAATACTTTACTACTTCTCGAAAGCACTGACAGACACGCATTACTTGAAATACACGATACTGGTGGAAATATAGCTTTGGGAAACGATCAAGGTAATTTAAGGCTTATGGCTGCTGGATCAGATAGGGTAAGAATTAACTCTTCTGGGCTAGGGATAGGCACTACTTCACCTAGTCATACATTAGAAATCAGACAAGCTACTACAAGTCATCAGATTGTATCTATAAACAGAGGTAATAGTAATACCGCAGCTATGTATCTTGGTACTGATAGTGCGGATAATGCAAAGATCTCAGTAAATGGAGATAACAATAATATAGTTTTTGGAAAAGATAATAATGGTACGTTTACCCAATTTATGTCAATAAATACAAACGCTGATCTTTTTATTAATAATGATAGGCATATCAAATGGGGTACAAGTAACTTTTCATATATAAAAGGTAATGACGATTCATATATAGCTTTTGGTGTCAACACTGAAACATTTAGAATAAGTGCAAATGCTTTAAGAATAGGACAAACTGGTGACGATACTGTAGGCCAAGACGATACAAATGTAGGAGCATCTATAGAAAAAAATGGCCGTATTTCTGGAAGTACATCGGGTACAACAACAGGATTGAATTTAAACGCAAACACTACAAGTACTTCTAAGCATTACATTTCTTTCCGTAAGAGTGGAACGCAAATAGGTTCAGTAAAGAAAAATTCTGGTGATTCTGTCTCTTACAATACAACTTCAGATAGAAGGTTAAAAGAAAATATCGTTGATATAAAAGATGCTTTACTAACATTATTAAAATTAAAACCAAAACAATATAATTGGAAATCAGATGAAAATAAAATTACTGAACATGGTTTTATAGCACAGGATTTACTTGAAGATAAAATATGCGAATATGCTGTAGGTCATTCAAAAGATGATGATTGGTATGGTATGGATTATGGAAGGCTTACTGCTATAACTATTGCAGCAATACAAGAACTGGCTGCTAAAGTGTCAGATCTCGAAACTAAGTTAGGTTAATACTACTGACACATTGACACCTATGTATATAATTAGACAAATACATTATTTCTATGTCTACAACGAATCCACAGGAAGAGATTACAAAGCTTGAACAACAATTAAAAGAAACTCAAAATACTTATTTATATGCAGAAAACCAAATGAAAAGTGCAACTCAGACAATGAAAAGTTGTGAAAATACAATTATTGCTATACAGGCAGCAATACAAACACATAAACAATATATGCCAAAACAAGAAGTTAAATCTGGACAACCTGCCAGTTGGTCAGAAGCAGGTTAAAATAAAATAAAAAGGTAATTATGGCTGATCCTACTTATACATATACTTGGGGATTTCAAGGAGAAAACTGTCTTGAATACAATAGTAATGATCCCGACAAAGGATTAGTTACGACTGTTCATTGGAATTGTACCTGCACATCTTCTGATGGTTATACATCATATATTTATGGTGCGGAAGGATTTGAAAAAGGTAGTTCAATGACAGCTTTTGATGACCTAACAAAAGATACTGTTATTGGTTGGATTAAAACAAAATTTGGTTCTGATGATGTAACAGCAAAAGAAGCTGCATTAAAAGCAGATATTGTTTCACAAAGAACACCTAGTACAATAAGTGGCCAACCTTCAAGCTGGTCTAGTTAAATGGCAAGTCCTGGGACGTATAATTTGACGCTCCAAAGAAGAGCAGATCATTCCTTTGATATAAATCTAAAGGATAGTAATAATGCCAATGAAAATTTAACAGGAAAAACTATTCTATCTCAGATATGGAATGAAAGTAGAACGACAAAATTAGCAGATGCGACTATTACAGTGACAGATGCAACTGGTGGTGATATTACATGGAAAGTAACTGATACGCAGACTACAAGTATGACAGATAATATTTATAAATACGATATTTTAAAGATTGAACCAAATGGTGATCGAGAATATTTTATAGAGGGTACAATATTTATGTCTGAAGGATATACAGCACAATGACTTCTGTTAATGTTACTGAAAACAAATATAGTGTTAGCGTAACTGAAGGAGCGACAACTGTTGTAACAGCAAAAGCACCTGGCCCACAAGGTATTCAAGGATTAGGTATCAGTGCTGGAGATAAAGGGTCATTAACAGTTGCAGCAAACTTAATTGATTGGACATTAAACGATAGTGTTGTTACAAACGCAAAGGTAAGTGCCAGTGCTGCGATAGCTGGAACAAAGATTAGTCCTGATTTTGGTAGTCAGAATATAACAACTACAGGAAATGCGGTATTTGGTGGTAACTTGACCGTTTCTGGAACTACCACAACTATTGATAGCACTACGCTTACAGTTGAAGATAAAAATATTGAATTAGGTAAGGTTGGTAGTCCTACAGATATAACTGCTGATGGTGGTGGTATTACCTTATTAGGAGATACTAACCACACATTTAATTGGGTAAATGCTACTGATAGCTGGACAAGTAGCGAGCATATTGCATTGCCTGACAATAAAAAATTACAATTAGGAGATTCGCAAGATTTGCAACTATATCATGATTCAAATAACTCTGTTATAGATAGCAATACAGGAAATTTATATTTACAAAGTGCAAATAATTTATTTATACAAGGAGCTAATAACGAAAATATAATCAAATACATTGCCAATGGTGCTCTTCAAATATACCATGATGGAACAAAAAAGGCAGAAACATCAGCGAATGGATTTGATTTACCAGATAATAGCAAATTACAGTTAGGAGATTCGCAAGATTTACAGATTTATCACGATTCAAATAATTCTGTGATAGATAGCAATACAGGTAATCTTTCTATATTAAGTGCTTCTAATTTGTTAATTCAAGTAACAAGTAGTAATGAAAATGCGATTAAATGTCTTGCAAACGGAGCCGTAGAGTTATACCATGATGGGACAAAAAAAGTTGATACAACCAGTTCGGGAATAAATGTTGAAGGAACTGTAACTGATGATGGTGCAACGCATGATGGTGATGTAACGTTTACTGGTGATAGTGCAAATGTAGTGTTTGATAAGTCTGATAATGCTTTAGAGTTTGCTAATGATGCAAAAGCTGTTTTTGGAGCTAATGGTGAAATAGAAATTTTTCGTTCAGGGTCAGAAAGTTTAATTGTAGAAACTCAAGGTAATAATTTAAGTTTAGCTGGAAATAGAGTTAATCTTTTAAGGGCAGATAGAAATACAGTGATGCTACAGGCAATAGCAAATGGACCTGTAGAACTGTACCACAATAATGCTAGGAAGGCGGAGACAACCAGTTCGGGCCTGACGGTGACGGGAACAGTTACAGAAACATCTGATATAGCGTATAAGTCTGATATAAAACCAATTACAAACACATTAGATAAACTACAACAAATAACAGGTTATAAATATAAATTAAATAATGCTTCTATTGATTCGATGGGTGTAATAGCACAAGATGTAGAAAAGGTATTTCCAGAGCTTGTTCATGGTGATGAAGGAAGTAAAACTCTACAATACAGTGGACTTATTGGCGTGTTAGTAGAAGCTGTAAAAGATTTATCAGCTAAAGTAAAAAAATTAGAATCTAATTAGATTTTTCTGTCATCTGACGAGTCATAATCCCTAGAGTTATATATAAAGGAGCTAAAGCTATAATTCCTGTGAAGGTTATAATAGTAACAGGTACTAATGCTTTTGCAAACGCATCTCTCATGTTAAATAAAATCTCATCTGTTTTATCTATTTTATCTTTTATCATTAGCGTCACAACTATTGCTGCTGGATACGCAGGTTATCGTTACATTACAAGTCCACAATTTGAAGCATTGATGATGGAAAAAGTAATGGGATCTGTAAATAAAATATTACCTAATCAAATTGATAAAAAATTACCAAAAGTTACTGGCCCAATGTTGCCTTTATGACAAAGTTACAACGCACATCTAGTCGTATAAGGACTCGTTTTATAGCTGTCTTGGCATTAATAGCATCAGGAATTACATTTGGGTCGGGATTTATGGTGTTTTTATATATGAAAAGTCCAGCGTTTGAAAATCAATTATTAGGGCAGGTAATGAAACACATGGATTGGATTATTGCAGATGAGTTTGAAAAACAGATAAGAAAACTAAAACCAAGACCTGTAGCAGATGCTAACGATCCAAATAAATGGTTTTGGGATTACATAGAGCAAAGAAATAAAGAGTATATAGAATGGGAAACAAAAGGTAAGTGGGAACAATGAACTGCTGGCACTGTAAAACTGAATTAATCTGGGGTGGAGATCATAGTTTAGATGGTGACGATCACCCGATAATGTCTGGCGAATACAGTATGGTGACTAATCTTTCCTGTCCTAAATGTAATTCTTTTGTGGAAGTGTATCTACCAAGAGATGCTTACGATTAATGATATTTGGATTTTTTAAAAAACTAATAAAATATTACATTGATAAACTTGTGTCTTGGCTAAG